TTTAATTGCAGCCAGCTGGTGGGGCGTGCCACGAAAGAACTGGAAAAACGGCAGTAGGGCAAGACCCATGGCTAGCAACAGCAAGGTCACTTGGATGATGCCGGACGACACCTACTTTTCAACTCTTGTGTCAGGCAACAGCAAATCCTTGAGATGCTTGACTGCAAGATCATCTAAATCGTTGTCGGTGCGAGTCACGATCCGCTCCAACATTGCAATGATCAACTCTTTGAACGCCCTGGAGCGCCACATCGTCATGACCAACGGCTTAAGAACTAGAAGCATTGGATTGGCCTAGTTACGCTGTAACGGTAGCTCTGTTGCGTTATGGCCAACAACCCCGAAGAGCAGCACGAAAAGGAAGGTGTCAGCGTTGCTGATCTCGTCAAATGCGCTGTACTCGTCTAGGTTTGTTCCCCCAGATGAAAATGGACAACACCTTTGTCGCCTCTCTGCTGACTGGCGCGATGGCGTCATTTGGCATTGAACGCAAGTCCAATGGCGGTGGAAATAAGAAGCCGACTATTGTTGACAACAAAGACACCAAGGTCGGCATCAAATGAACCGGACACTTTTGGTATTGGGCATCACATTGGCAGCTGGATTGCCTGCTCGTGCTGACCTACAGCACAAGATCATGTCGTCGGTTCAGCTGCAGGTTGGTGGCGCTGTAACCACCGCAGAGAGGTTGGGAAGTAGTTTCTCAATCGCAGGCACAAATATCGACACGACCGACGGCACCACAGCAAACACCGTCTCCGCTGGCACAATTACTAGCGGCGTTTATTCTCCTGGCACCATCGCTGCAACGCAAGACGTTCCAGGTGATGCGTTCTCCTTTAGCCAGACCTACCGCCAAGCTGATGCCGTTCCAACGTCAGCAGTGACCACAGGCGATGCTGCAAACTTTGGCAGCCTTACCTCTACAGCAGCTGGCACGCTTGGCACTCTTGCTGGCACCATCTCATCTGACGGTGGCATGACCATCACAGGTGGTGGAGCCAATACGTTGGCTGTCGGTCAGCTTGTGACCGAAATCACCATCGACTGATGCGTTGGTTTTTACTGCTGTTGTTGTCCGCTCCAGCGGTAAATGCTGCTCCGGTGATCCCTAACTTCAAACAGGGCACCATGACCTCTCACACAGAGACGACCAGCAAAGTCACTGAAACGATTGTCAGTGAAAACTATTCGACTGGTTTTGAATACAGTGCCAGCGGGGTAAACGTTGCCCCGTCAGGTGCGATTAACCCTGTCTCCAACACAACGGTCAACGGATGGACCTCTTTAGGAGCGCGACCAAACTGGTCAATCGTCAACCCAGGTCAATCATTTCAGTTCGTCGAAAGCCTGAAGGGACCAGGCTTGTCGAACGTCACAACCATTCAACGCACCACCGAAATCACAAGCGTTACCGATACGGTTTCCTCCTTCTCGGAATAATCGCCACTGCTCCAGTCAACGCTCAAGACGTTGGCGGCATATCAGCCACAGCATCACCAACAGCGACGTCATCTGGGTCAGTCTCAAATCAAGCTGTTCAGATCCTTCAAGGCTCAGCAATTACTAATACCTACGGAGGATCCATACAGTGCCAGGGTCCCACTTTGACGGTTACCCCCTACCTCAACCGCACCAAGTCATGGGGGCTGCCTTACGAGTACAGCTATAAAGATCCGGTCTATGACCTCTCTGATTTAGATGAGGACGGTCGCTTAGACAATCCTGGGGACACCCTGTTCTTTAAAGACACACGCACAGGACAGAAGGACAACCACAACTGGAATGTAGGCCTCTCTGTTCAGGCAACCATCCCGTTAGATCAAGGTCTGCAACGTCGTTGCAAAGAGGCAGTTGATACGCAGCTTGCGATTCAGCAACAGGCTCTCGCCAACAAACGGCTTGACTTCGAGATCAGCCGACTAAAGCATTGCGGTGAGCTGATGATGAAGGGTATCCGCTTCGCCAAAGGCAGCCCTTACGAAAA